GGGGAATTTAGAAGCAAGACTCGGGTTGATATATTTTGCAAAGCAGTAGAGACCGTAAATAGAATTTTTCCAAATAACTTGATTATAGTAGAAAGTAATTCATATGGTAATCAAGTAGTAGAACATTTGACTAAAACTGGATCTACATTTAATGTATATCAGCAAAAAGTAAATCGAGATATTAGCAATAACAATGTGAAGTATAGATATGGATTGTCCAATAATGCGTTTACTCGACCTTTGATAATGGATTCTTTGTATACTTATATAAAAGAAAATCCTGCGTGTGTGAAGTCGGAACATTTGAGTTTAGAATTGATAGGATTAGAAAAGAAATCAAATGGACGAATAGAAGCTGGAACTGGGATGAATGATGACTTGGCTATGGCTACTGCGTTTGCCGCTTATGTTAGGATGTATGATCCTCCTATGAGTGTAGCATCAGCTGCAGCAGGAAGAGCTGTTCAAGATATAATGTCTACTGTAGAAATGAATTTCTCGGATTCTCCAGAGTTTAATCAAGATATTTTTTCATTGAGAAATGCTCCAACTATGATGCAAGAAAGAACTAATAGAGCAGTAGCTCACCATATAAAAGATAATTTATTTGAATTGACATCTGGTGGTTCAACAATTGATGTTACAAAATTGTTGGGATTTGATGTGATGAGTGGGACTAGAAATGAGCCAGCTCCCCCAAAAGGAACAAAATAAAAAAGGATCCGATATGGTTGAAGAAATTCAATTATTCGAAGGACTTTTTTATCCTTCGGGGCTTGAGAATGTTGCATTAGCTGCCGGGTCTCCAGTATTTTCGTCTCAACTTGTAGCTTCTAATTTTTTATCATCTATAAAACAACAAAAAATTTTAGATCCGATATTTCCATCGATAGCTAGTTTAGTTCATTCTGGGGATTTGATTCCATGTTATTCTCATACAAATATTTTGTCTTATATTGTCAAGAAAACATTTGCAAATAGAGTTAGTGATTTTGCGATAGCATTTTTTGATATTGATCAAGAAAAAATATTTGTTATTATGGACCTTAGATATAAGAAATTTTGGGCGTCAGAGAATTTACTATCTGCCACAGTAATTCATGAGTTGATGCATTATTGTTTTAAAAAGAAGCCGAAAACTTTTAGAAATGTTTTTGATAAACGATTACTTCAATTTTATACTGAATTCATATACAATATATGTGGGGTTCGTCCAGCTTCTGCATCAGTAGCTATGTGGCTTAATTATATGTTTTCTATTGAGAGTGGTGGATCGATGGTAAAATTATCTACAATGGAATTGAATCTATCTAAACTTCTCAAATTTAAAGTTCTTTCCCCACTATCTTCAAATCAGGCTTCTGGTGTCAGTGATGACATTATGTATTTTATAAGATATTATGCAACTCGGCCTGGACAATTTTTTGATATGCTTACAGTTGATCCGACCTTGCGAAAAATTTATTATGCTGCGCATGAATCATATAAGATGGTATTTGGAATATATCGACTCGAACTTCCTATCGAGCAAGAATTCTTTTTCCCATCTGAAGTGATTGCTAAGACGTCAGAGTTAAAACCAACTAATGATCATTTCCGTATTATTAAAATGGTAACTAACTAATGGCTAAAGATCCAAAGACCGATCCAATTAGAACTACGGATCTTAGAGATTCGTCGTTACGGTCTCTAACTGATTCTATAAGTAAACTATCATCTACGGTAAGAACTTATTCTACTTCTACTATTCAAAGATCTGCAAGTTTAGCAGGAAGTGGAATTCGAAATGCTGCTGGTGCGATAGCTTCAAATGTGGGTGCAGCAACTGAGGATTTTAGACCTAAAAGTAGTGCGACGGCTGGGTTTGCAGTGGCTAGTGCTATTAATCCAATAGTTGGAAAAATGGTAGAAAAGATTGTTGAGCGAAATCAAGGATCTCTGAAAGCTGCTATGAGTGGCATGATGACTTCTTCTAGATCATTGCTCCAAAGTGTTGCGAGTAGTATTAAAAGACCATCAGAAAAGGATTCACAAGGATCTTCTACTGATCGCATTTCTAAATCAAGAAATTTGAATATTTCTAAAGTAGAACCTGATGTATTTTCTACTAGAAAACGGAGAAGTGATTTTGGTGGAACTCATGATGGGAAGTCTGGTTCTAGTAAAAGATCAATTAGTTCAAAACATCGATTAGAAAATAATTCATATGCGAGAATGTATCCATCTGATAATCTAATTGAAGCTATTGATAGACTGCGTATTAGTAACGCTGAATGGATTAAAGCTCTTGGAACTATGCCGAAGAGTGAATTATCAGATAAACCTCTTCCTAAGGCTGCAAAAGGTGGAATAGTTTCTAAGACTGGTAAAGCAATAGTGCATAGAGGAGAAGCTATTGTTCCAGCTTCTCAATTAAAGGCAATGTTGAAAGAATCTAGAATTCAAACAAATATAATGCAAGGTATGCTTGAGGGGCAACATGCCTTGCAAGAAAGTCAACAAGCTACTTCTCAATATATGCAAGATCTTTTTGGAAATATGGGTCCTGATTTACTTGACCAGCTTATTGAGTCTACTCTTGGTAATAAACCAATTCTAAAAATGGTGGCTGGTCTTGCTAAATCTTTTCTAATAAGGCAACATCGTCCTGAAAAAATATTCGGAATGGAAGCTGCTAAGTATGCAATGCAGGTTAAGCAGAAAAATCCTATAGATACTATTGTGTCTGCAACTTCTGCTACCTATGCATTTACTAGAATGGGATTTGAGAGAACTCAAACTCAGTTAAATTCTATTATTAAATTACTAGACGGGGATGAATTTGGTAAGTGGAATATTGAGAAAAAAGAAGCAACTTCTTTGTTTGATGCGATTTCTAATGCTATTCAAGGAAGGGGTCTTGAAGGAGAGCTATCCGAAGCATTTGGCAGAACCAAGGTTGGACACGAATTTTCTAGTGCATATTCAGCAAATAGACGAGATGATCTTAAAGGTATTAGAAGTATTCCGAATGAAATTTCTTCAATTTTTAAAGGACTTGGGGGGGCTATTCGAAGCCCATTTAAGTATGGTCCCTTTGGCATGTTTGGATCTGCTGATTCTGATGATATTCCTGAAGGAATGACTTCTAAGCCAAAAGCTAAAGTTGGTGGATTTGTAAGCAGAACCGGTGCTGCAATTCTTCACAAAGGTGAGCATATTGTTCCATCTATGTATATGAAATTTCAAGTTGGAGCATTGTTAGAGCAGATTTCTATTTTGAAATCTATACTTTCTGTTCAAGAAAGATCATTTAGACTATTTGGTAATAAAAACAAACTTGAAAAGAAACAATTAGATATAGATAAAACAGAGCAAAAGCGAGAAACTGTTGAAGATAGATATGAAGCTGATCATAGAAAGAAACATCTAGAATGGTTGCGGAAAAATTCATTTGTTAAAGGTGTTGTATCCAGATTTGGGAGAGCTAAAGCTGCAGTTTCTAGATTTGTCGGGGAGAGCGCAGTTGGGGCTGCAGGGGGAATTAGTAAGGGATTAACCGGAGCGGTTAGTAGTGTAGCTGGAGCTCTTGGTATCAAATCTGTTCTAGCTGCTCTTGGTATTAAAGGTGGAGCTACTGCAGCTATTTCTGGATCTACTGCAGCGGCAGCAGGAACAGCTGCATTACCGGCTGCTGTGATTATAGCAATAGCGGCCGCAGCAATTTTAGCTATTGCCGGTGGAGTTATTGGTTGGTTTAAAGCTGGAAAGATTTTTGGGGTAGCTCAAAAAGATGCAACGTTTAGAATGAAAATTTCTGGAATGCTTGCTGGAATGGTTGATATATTCTGGAAACTAATTCAGATTCCATTTAATTATATAGCTAAACTTGTTGGATCTGATATGAGACTTGGGGGAATATTAGAGCCTTTAGCCAAATTAATACATGAAGGATTTGAACCAATTATTAGATTCGGAAAATCTATAGCTAAAATAGTAACTCCGTTATGGGGCGCATATAAGAATCAAGTAATATTTACAGTTAAAACTGCACTAAGAGTTATAGATATTGTAGCTAAGTTAATAGGCGGAGTTGCTTTAATACTATTTAAGCCTCAAAAAGCAATATCTTTATTTTCTTCTGCTTGGAAATCTTTTACTACATGGCTTAATGTTGATTTTGCAACTTGGCTTAGAGATTTTAAGAAATATATGTTTGAATTTGGATTGGGACTATTTAGATTTATAACTGAAGATTTGCCGATAATTATTGATTCGGTATCTAAGTTTATTAAAGATAATATAGATATTTTTGTTGATTTTATAGTTCCGAAGATAGAAACATTTGCTGAAACATTTCCTATCATGATCGATAGAATATCGACCAGGATGCTTGAATGGTTGAATACTGCACTAAATAGCCCCGGTGGGGGAAAGATAATGACTGCTATAACTGATATGATAGTATCCATTGGACGTGCGTCTGCAACAGTTATATCAAGTATGTTTGATGTGTTTATGGCATCTTCCGAATTGCAACTAAAAGTGATTTCTGCATTATGGAATATATGGCATGAAATAAAGCCAAAGTTAGTAAAGGCAGCTTTAATCATGGTTGGTATGGTTTTGAAATTTTTATGGTATAAGACAGTTGATATAGTAGGAGATGCAGTGGTTGGAGTGAAAAATCTAGTAATATCGACAATAGTTGAATCTATTACTGCGTTTGCAAATATTATGACTGGACTTATAACTAATATTACCGATGGTGTGTTGACAAAAGTATCTAAAATGCCGGGGTTTGGATGGGTATCAAATTATACTAGTTTTGGTAGAGCCAAAACTGCAAGAGCTGAGAGGGCGATGAATCGGTCATCAATCACAAATGAAGAATTGGCTAAAGCTCGAGCATCTAGAAATGCTAGACGGGCGGCTGGGAAAGTTCCAAAGGCTGCCACTGGGGGATACGTTTCTAAAACTGGAAAAGCCATAGTTCATGCCGGAGAATATATAATTCCAAAGGCTGCCACTGGGGGATACGTTTCTAAAACTGGAAAAGCCATAGTTCATGCCGGAGAATATATAATTCCAAATACGTTTAAATCGGATAGTTCTCCATCTATGGTTCCTATGGTCATTAGTCCAGATGTGATTATGAGGGGGATGGCCGCTAGTCAAGTGGTATCTGAGGAAGCTCTTATAAAATCTAGTGCCGAACTTCGCGGTACTATGTCTAAGACTATGAGAGAAGCATCCGATCGACAAATTAATGCGCTTCAAAATTCTACAACAATACTAACTACGAATAATATGTCAACATCCAATAATTCCGGTGGAGGATATATCAAGAATCCTCTCTGGACTAGTATGGATGATATTCTAACTGGGAGAAGTATATAATGGGTAATCCACCAGCCGCAGTTAGAAATGATAATCAAGAGGGCGAAAAGAAGCTATTTAACCTTCAGACAAGAATTGGATCTTATGCTACTCTTCCTGAAATTATTGGTTTGCCTCCATTGTATGATGATGGTTTAAAAACAAATAAATCTGGAATTCCTGGTCCAAGCACATCAGATGTAATTAAAGATTCTATGCCGATTCTTGAGATTGAGGCGGCTACCCCCCAGTTTGCTGTAGGATTAGAATTGTTTACTTTAAAAACTGATATGAATGGGTATGCTGAAGATTTGCGAGATATTTTTAACATCGGATTAAATCCTAATTCTACGTCTTGTATAAAAGTAGCATTTTTGGGCGTGACCCCCCCAATGGAATCATTTTCGAATGATTATGGGGATTCTATGTTTTCCCAATATGAAAATGCGTCAGCGGGATTAGGGGAGGCTGCATTTATCTTTGGGTCAACTGATATTAATCAAGCTGTTGAAAGTTTGAGAAGTGGAGTAGAGGAAGCTCGCGGCGGAAAGACTAGTTCAATATTGGATAGTCTTGGGAATAGTATTTCTAGGATAATGGGTGTCGGACGTGAAGCAGCAAATAAGGTAGCACAAAGTGGAGAAGCAGGAAGATTAGCAGTAAAAGCAGCAGCTCTAGCGGCGAGGTCTACTATTTCGAGAAAAGATTTTCCACAAGTATGGAAATCTGCCAGCTGGTCATCAAGTTATTCAGTTCAAGTCAGATTGTATAATCCGTTCCCTAATAGTGCAGAAAGTACTACTGCTCATATTATAGCTCCATTAGCAGCTCTTTTGATGTTTGTAGTTCCAAGAACTGATGACGGATTTAATTTCCATTGGCCATGGTGTTGCCGGTTTAAATGTAAAGGATTATTTGATGTTGAAGCTGGATATGTAAAATCTATTCAAGTAGTTAAAGGCGGAGATGATAATAATATAGCATTTAACCAAAGAGTAGGAATTGTAGATTTAAAAATCGAACTTGGTACATTATATAATTCGATGATAACTACTAAATCTTCAATATCTCAAAGACCATCATTGACTTCATATTTGGACCAATTTGCTCAATCTAAAGATTGGACTGAGCGTGACAATTCTGGTATGGGATCCAATCCATCTTGGGTTCGATGGGAAGAAAACAATACAGAACCTACTACATTTTCTCCTCGATCTAATAATCCGCCAGTACCAGGTTCTACTGGCGTACTTCCGAGGGGGTTAAATATCGAATCCCCGCCTGTATCTGCTTCTTCATCTGGTGGAGATTCTCCCGATAGACAAACATCAGGAACTAGACCTAGAATTCCACCTGATGTATTTGAATCTGATCATGAACTTGAAGAATCTTCTTAGTTGTGAAGGAAATTATATAACGAAATTGTTATATAGTGAGCCAAAAAGGTTCTAGATATTCCCTTAGATTGGACTGACAGGTTGTCAAAGTACTCCCACCGGCCGATCTCTTGTACAATGGTATTATGTAGTTGGGTTAGAACTTTCTTGAAGTAGACAGGCTTATTGCTGGCCTTAACCGCCATTAATTTTCTAGTCTCATTGATGTAATCTAGTTTTGTGGAATTTGATGTTTTTTGTATTGTAGACAGAAATAGAAAAGCTGTTAAAGAAATCAATTCGCGGTGCTTGATATCAGATAATGCTTCAACATATTCTTTTGATAATGATCTGTTAAATTTGGAAATTTGTTGAGCATCGATTTCTGCTTGTTTATCTTTAGTGCCATATATACAAATCTCTTTAGAAAAATCATCAGCTGCTTGTCTGAATTTTTTCTCTAGATTTTTTTGCTCTGGTAAATCTTCTCTGGTTAATCGAATTGCTCCACCAGATTCTGCGATATCATAATATTTTGCAGCGAAGCTTCTAAGCGATTGATTAATTCTCCCGCGAAATTCATAGATCATCGCAATGATTTTATCAGTATCGTCTTTTTCCAAGTATGGTTTATATTTTTTGAATATTTGGGAAGCTAGATACAAAATGGAACTTCCAATAGTATCTTTGCTTCTAAATAAATGATTATGAGACAATCTATCATATGCCGCCCTGAAATAATTATCATTGCAATATTTTTTAAAGTATCGATGCATCAGTTTAGAATAGAACATCAAGGAAATTAAATTTACTGTAGCTATTGCCGCGGCCGTATCATTATTTTTCAAAAATTCTTGAGTGATCAATACTAATAATGTTAGTTTTGGATCATGTAGAATTTTCCAATTTGGATTTTTGAATCTAATTTTTGAGTACTTCGCTAAATCAGCTTCATTACATTGTGTTAGTGCTAGAAGTTCTTTGTAAATATCTGCAATTCTTGGATAATAGCAATCCTCGCTAAGATACTGAAGTTCGTTTGCAGTTTTATTTACTATTGTACTATGCAATTTTTTAGCATCAATAATTGCAATAATGTCATTATTAGAAAATGGTTCTAACGATCCAGACTTTGTTATTATCGTAGGCATTATGTTACAACCGTTATTTGGATAGTTTCTTCTACAAAGGCTACTAGTTGCGGGGTATAATCTAATAGTTCAGATTGTGATAAATCATCTATATCAAATTTGAATCTAATATCTATTTCTGGTTGCAAGATTTCAGCATACTGAACTCCTGATACCCCGCGAACAATACTAATGATTTCCGATTTGTCAATATCTACATTTAATCCCAACTTGCCTGCTAATCCATCAATTAGAGCAGTTCTGATATTTGATACTATTGCACCAGATGTTGTAGCTACATTGGGATCTTTTCTAATCTTTAAGGAAATTGTGAATGGAATATTGAATATTGGTTCCATCCAGGATTTTCCACTATATATTAATTTCTTTCCCTGGTCTGGATCTGTTTCATATGGATTATCTATTATAATAAATTCATCAAATTCTGGTTCGGTTAATAACCACTTTGTTCCGTTCCATTTAGCTAGATAATTTTTATAATCAGACCAATCATTTCCAAGTGGATCAGTTCCTTCTGTTCCATTTATGATATATGTATCATTTACTAAAGGAGCAATAGGAATTGATGTTTGGCTTCTACTAATTATAGTTTTGCTGATTGGATTATATAACATGTTTGTAAGAAGACCAGTAGTATCTGGAAATTTTACGTTTACAAAATCTGTAAGCATTCGATATCTGTTTACAGATATATTGGATATCAATTTTTGCAAGACGACTGTTTCAAAATTCTGAGCATCAAACTCTGGCTGAACTAAGTATTCAGATAAGATTACAGGAACATTATGAATGAAATATTCATCCATAGTATTCCATGTCACACTACTGTACATAAACTCAGATAAGTCTTTTCTGACAATTACTTGGGCTGAATATATTAGAATCGGAAGCCATGCTGATGGTTTTGTAATTTCTTCAGTTGCTCCCCAACCAAGTGCTGCTTTGTCAGCTGCAGTTACCAAATCATATGGGATATATCCTTCTATATCAAATTGGAATGATACTTCCCCAGTTGGAAAATCAGTGAAGTTTATATAGTCATATGTGAATGATCTAATGATTTGCGGATCATCCGGATCCAGATCGGTAGTCATCAAATTGATATCCCCATCCCAGTTAGATGTAATTTTGCATCTAAATTGTGTAATATCGGGAGTAGGAATATGATTACAATTTGCAAGTACTGATACAGTAACTATTGATGGGTCAGATGGATCTACGTCAGCAGAAAAATTAATCAGAGGAATTTGGATATATGCTTTCGAATTATATTCATGATTTGCAATTTCTAAACTAGACGTAACATCTGCTGATCTGACAACATAATCATATTTCGCAGAAGATGATGTTAAATCTATTTCCATCCCAAATAATGTTTCAAATGGGGAAAATTCGCCAGAAGGTGACGTGCCTCTTGGAATATAAAATGTCGGAACACTAGTAGCATCAGTTGGAAATACAATATTCCTGGTCGGAACTATTTCCGGATCACCACTATTTACATTATTGTATATCAATTCAGAAAAGAGCATAAATTCATTGATTTTAAGATCACTTCTTTTTAGAATTGGTTTAGTTCCTTGTAATGGAAGATTTGGAACTATAGTTTCGAAATCTGAATAATCAGAGTCTGATACTAATCTATGTCTACTTCTTAGATTGGTTATAGCATTAGATTTGATTTCTGATAGCGATGGCAAATCTGATCCATTTGTTGCAGAATTTGGATTGGTTACGCCATACGTTACTTTTTGGACTTGACCGCCTTCTGATTGATAAAAAATTCTATCCCCCGATGTGATAGATCCTGGAATAATATTTCCGTCTGCCCCAATCGTAGTGTCTAATATTACAAATACAAAAGAATCTCTTGGAGGTTGCATTCCAAGGACTCCGTTTCCAAATGTAATTTCGATTTCATTACTATATGGAGTCCATACATATTTTTTATCTGATTGACTTAATGTATATATTCCCGCTTCAGATTCTGTCCATTCATGATCTGCTAATTGGCTAGTTGTGAATGTATCATAAAATTCTACTACAGTATCAATATCTTGAATGGAAGTTCCAGATGGTAGTGAGATATTTGATGGGAATACATATACTTTAATTGATGATATCTGACCAGTTATGTTCGATAATTTTTTATTGTAAAATTGATAATATTCTAAGTCTAATGGGATTTGGAATGATGATAAACTTTCTTGAGATTGGACAAATGGAAGAAGAAATCTTGCTTGGGCATCTGCCCCATCTGTTGGAAGGTATAATTGAACTGGATAATAAAATCCATTGGGATCTTGAACAGTTATTACATTATTGTTTAAAATTCTAGTAGTGATTCCATTATTGATCATGTCATCAATTTCGCTTCTGACACTATCACTGCCTCTAATTTTAGCATTCAATGTATATTGGGTATTGATTCTGAACGGTATATCATTTGCATATACTTTAAAATCATTCGGAAGAGATAATGTAACATCCGGATCTGGAAATCCCAATGGGATCATAAATAGAACATCTACATTTGCCGGAGTTGCTGGAGAGATATCGTACCCGATCCATTTTGCTAAATTATATACAGATTCTTCTAATTGAGCTTCAATGAAGAAAAATTCTTTGTATATAGAAGATGTATAGTACATTTGATTTGCGGATAATATTGATAAGATATTGATTATATATGATACAAAACTAGTTTTGTATAAATCAATATTTTCTAACTCCATGTACTCTTTAGCATATTCTACTAATTGGTTTCGAATCTCTTCTCTTGATCCGAAGATATCTATATTTTTATCGTCAAACATTTTGGCTCCTAAGTTCCGAAATAATATCCGACAGTATCTTTGAAGAAGTTATTATGTGTGAGACCTTCATTTTTCTCTAATAACGTATACATACTTGTGGCATAGTCTAATGGATATATACGTTTCTCGTAATCAAAAAATGAATATACTCTGACCACATGATCTTCTATTTGGGTTTTTGTCTTCCAGTCGACTTTAAGGCTAACCTTCCAGAACGAGACAAATGTATTTGTGGCTTTTTCGAAATTTTTGACTCTGTACATTGTATGGTTGACTGGTTGCCTATTATCATTCAAAACTAATTCTTCAAAAAATACATGATCATGAGTAGTTGGAACTAAGCCATATATTTCCGGAAAATTAAATCCGCCGATTTGATCAAATTTTCCAAATCCGCGTTCTTCTCCGGTAAATGTTGGTTGAATTTGATCCGTATTATAGATTGGGAATAATGTAATTTTCTCCCAACTTAATCCAGATAAATCCCCAATTTCATGATATGATGCTGCATCCAAAACTGAAGTGTCCGCTACACTTCTTGGAATATCTAAGTGATAATATGTGCATATATAAGCAACTCCCTCTGCAGCATAGTATCTATAAACTAGCTCTAAAAATTCACTTGGATAGTGATATAACCTGAGCCAATTTTGCACTTATGCTTCTCCCAATGAAAAACCTACGTTTTCTGTTATGTCAATTTTTACCGCAGTTTCTTTATCATTCTTTTTGAGGAATACTGATACTCGGTATCCTTTTTTATCATTAAACCATTCAGTTATTACATCCATGATTTGGATTCTATCGTCGAATTGAGATATTCTTGAAATCACTTCGAATTTGATTTCTTGTTCAGTTTCAGCATCAGCTAACGAAAATACTTTTTCATATAATAACGATCCATATGTAGGATCAAATGCATAAGAACCAAGAGGAGTAGTTAATAGATTTCTAATTGAATTAATTAAAGTTGATATCCCGATTACTTTAGTGAAATCCCCAGACGGTGATAATTTGGAAGTGAAATCCATATCAATTGTTGATGTAGCTTCTACTTCCTGCAAGAATCTATTATATGAATTGGCGGGAATTCCAGATATTGTGGCAGTTTGGGTTTTTGCTGCTATCGGGACGTATGCCATACTTCTCCTGATTTTTACTCTTATTTAAAATTTACATTTGTTCGGAGTTTAGATCTTTCAGACCGTTCGAGTTTGTCTAACTCTTCAGCCTTTAGTTTTGCAACTTTTTCATCAAACTCAGTTTTCCATTTTATATAAGAATAAAATCTGTCAACTGGCATCAATTTTAAAGCAAATTCTGGTTGTCCACTTAACTCCATTGCAATAAAGATATTTTCTTCTAGCGCTTTAGTATATTTCTCTCTGCGTTTTTCATTGGTGGAGAACGCGAAAGAAGTGTTGGACTAGGTCCAGATCCACCTCATTGCTATAGTTACAATTTGGGCACCGATCAGTAAATTTCAAATTCATTGAGTATTGTCCGAACTCGTCCACATATCGTTTATTGATGTTTTTCCTGATTGCGGCGGGCAAACTTGTATAGCCCCTAAAAATATTTTCTCTATCATTGATTATTTTTGGTTCTTGTCCTTCATCAAATGTTACCTTGAATGAATCAATGATAAGCATTTGTAATCCAATTTCTAAGTTCTTATCTGATTGGAATAATAAGTGTTCAGTCATTTCTGATTCATGTAATAAGGTGGGTTGTCTTAAAATTACACTACATTTTGGCTGAACTATATCTTCTGGGAGGTCTATTTCAATTTTCTTTGTAAGAACCTCAGCTTTATCTCCGGGCCATGCTTTCATTGAGAAGATGTTACTGATAGCTAAAGAGATTCTATGTTCATTTGAACAAGATGGGCATGTTATATCATAATTGTTTACATCTTTATATGTAATATGATATAAGGCATATAAAAGAGCGTCTCTATCATGCAAAGTAGTAGATGATAAAAACGATTGAAAATCAGTAACCCAATCAGGTTTCTTTACAATCACATTCCACAAAATCTGATTTAGATGTTCTGGAATTCTTCTGGGAGTAGTTATGCTCCCTTTTAAATTTTCTTCTTCCCCTACATTTAATCCACGAACTGTATATAGTCCAAGAGTTTGGGGAGTAATTACTTCGTATTCTGGATAGACTGATTTAAATCCACCAAAAAAATTACCAGCTTGCTCAAATGATGGCATCCTGAAACTCCTTATTTTAGATTGGATGCAGATACAATAAATACAGAACTAATTTGAATAATCTTCTCTGATCGTAAATAAAAACAGATCTTTTAAAGTAATCTTCTAAAAATATCTTAGCCTTGGCCAGATTGTTCCTCTGATGATCCAGCGACTCCACTGTTCCCTAGAGCATTTCCTCTATAGGAATCATTTTCACTCTTGAAAGTATCTGCCCAGGTTTGGCATTCTGCTCTAACCCATGGTTCTTTCCAAATTCTATCTAATCTGAATTCCATGTCAATTTCTAATTTATCTACTGCAGTTAAATCTCCAGGATATGAATCCATCGGATCTTTAGTTGGATAGCATCCAGTATAACATGCAGAAAATTCTACAGTTTTTCCATCTGGTTTTGTAGTCCAATATAATATAGTAGATGCATATGCCTGTTTTGTATATTGTGAAGTTGCCGTAGTACCAAGAGGAGATGTTCCGCTGCGATATTCTCTAATTAATCTGAACCAGGAACTAAAAATATGCAAAATCGGTAATCTACTGAATTCTAAGAATCTAATAGTCAAACTATTACCATAATCAAAGTTGGTTGGAGCGCCCCATTTGGTTCCACCCAATCCAGTAAATTCTGTGCTATTTAAAGTACCGCCTGGAGGAGTTACTGATAAGCATGATGCTGATAGAATTCTTTGAATTTGTGGAATATTTTGAATTCCCAAATCATTAATATCATGTTTAATAATAGTTTCTAATTCTGGAGGAAGTTTTTTAAAGAAAATAAAGTGATAACCTGATACGTATGGATCAGCAGTCCCTTTATCCGTTCCGCCAAAGTTTCTATCGAATCTATTATCTTGTGTTGCTTTGAAACTATTGTGCATAATTTATTCTCCGAAGTGTGATGCTGTGGAATTCATTATTAATCCCTTACTTGATATATAGATTTAGTTCAATTCTTTCAATGACACCAGTAGGGAATAATATAATATCTACGTGACAAATCTTTCGTTTCTCTTCATATTCAGTAGCGCCAACTTCAATAGAATAGCTTTTTAGGCCTCTGCCTTCTTTGATTGTTTCAAGGAATGGACCAATTGCATTGTTCATTTCATTCCAAGACATTGGATCATTGAATTCAAATACATAGAATTTCAAGAATTGCTCTATTGCTCTCTTGATATAGAGAACCATTCTCATAATACTTAAATTCTGGAGAATGGACGGTCTTTTCTGTGTAGTCAAATTGCCCCAAACAGTTTCACCAATTGAGAATTTTACAATCGGATTTATCTGTTTAAGATATAATTGATCTCGCTGTGAAAGTTTTGGATTATATCTTAGCTCTTTGATTGTAGCAATTGTAGCACGTCTAAATCCAGCAGTCGGATACCAAATATCATATAGTTTATCATTCAATGGAATGAGATTTGCCATATGATATACTGGAGAAAACCATACATCTCTTCCAGTATGGACATCATATATTTTACTATATGGATCAAACAATGCTGCATATCTAGTATTGAAATTGTGATCTTCATTTCTGGAAACGATAGATTCTGCTACACTAACATTGTCACCATTATCAAGAATTGCAACGCCATCTAATCTATAATCTTCAACCAGACTTACAATAGAATTCTTGACTTGAGTTGGATATCCACCATCATATACTAATGGGAAATAAATTTCATCCGTGTCAAGAACTTTATCTTCAAGTTGGAAAGTTATAGGATTAGTTAATAATCCACTATATCCATCAGATAACGTTTGTATTGCTACAGTAGAATTAATAGTTCTACGGCCAGTGGTTATATCTACATTGACTATGCTACCTTCTGATCCATGGAATAGATGAATTGGAGTTACGGAATCCCCAACTTCTACTTCTACTGTTCCGTTTGCCATCCATTCATTCAAAGATTCTCTATTAATTTCTACTCTGATATATTTCGAATATCTATTTACGACATCTTCAATGAAGATAGAATCGCCAAATTCGTCAACAACATTTGGATCAAATGTAACTTCAAACGATTCGATAATTACATCATCTCCGTCTGATTGAGTCTTCCATATATCAATATCATATACTGCTTCGGTTGGTGTGGCCTCTACTCCGTCTACTGAAGAATTCTTAAATAGATTTGCACTTCTAGCAATAGTGATTGCAAAATCATCATAGAAATCTCCGCGCCCAACTGGATAGAATACTGCTAATGGATATTCTGTGCCGATTACTTGCTGGAGAGTAGTTTCGAGTTCTAACAAACTATTTTGTGATGTTGCATGAGTTACTTCAATTGATCCAGTAGAATCGGAATTATATACAACAAATAAGTTAGAGAACGCAGCATCGTCAGGAAGACATCTTAGGCAATAGAAAGATGGAGATGTTGATACATGATTCCATGCAATATAATATCCTTGTCCGAATGCCCGGCCAAAGTCATTTATATTGGGACGCCCATATGTATCTGCTAATTCTTGTAAGCTAGTAATGAATGTTAGCTGATTGTCTGGGCCTTGTCTCGTAAAGAATGGAATGAACCCAATAGTTCCGGGAATATCAGCAAGATACGCAGTAAGATCAATGATCTTTGTGTAAACACCCGGAGAAACATTTGTCGCCATAATAAGTAATCCTTATGTTACGATTAGATGCTAAATATCTTCATAGTTATTTGTTCATCAGATTGAAACTTAGAAGTAGATGTACCAAACAAATACTAAAGATCTAGCATACCATTTTCTTATAGTGCTAAATGTGACTCTAGCAAATAATTTTGCTGTTGCTGGATTGAATGAAATTGGATCATTTGAATTGCTTACATATAACCCTGCTTCATTCAAATCATAATAATCAGAAGGATCAGTTCCTCCTGTTGGGCCATTTGCATCTGTTTTTGAAATTGATACTGTTATTTGTGCAATCAGTCTTTTATTTTCATTAGATGGATCAATTATATATTCTACATTATCAAATGGATGTAATCTTCCACCATTTACTACAGTAGGATCTGTTGCACTAATAATTGCTGGTTGAATTAATTCTGTGTCTTTTAATTTTGGAACTAGAGGGATTAATAAGTTAGCCCCAGCGCCGCCAATTCCTAACCCGAACCATGATATATAGTGAGTAGGTGTTGCCGCTCCATAGCCGATCATTGCCTGGTTAAAGGCCCGTTGCAAAAGGATTTCCCTACCTTGATAAACAATTAAATTTGATGTATCTTCAATTTGATCAAGAGATTCGTCATCAGTTTTATCAAAAATACATACTCTACCTTTTGGGCGCTTAGACCGGATGGCTAATTTATCTTTTAGATTATTTCTAAAATAATCACGAAATTTTATTGTTATACCCATATTACTGATTCGCCTTTTGGTAGGATTCTATTTAATATTTGTTCTATTTACCATTTGTTGATTGGGCAATGTTCTGTTGCTAATTTGATTTTCCAGGTTCCTCTGCATCCGCATTGTTTGCATCGATCATTTTTTGTATCATATTTATCACATTGAAGACATATAGTTAATCTAATATTCTGTTCTTCCTTGGATACAGTAACCACTTCATTTTTTAATTTAGCTTGTGCCATTCTAGAAACAGCTTTTGCTGCGTTTATTGCCATTTTTGTTTTACTTGGATATTCCGGATCTGGTCTTATATCTGATACCAATCCAGCAGCTCCGCGAACAGCATTTTTAATAGTTAAATCTTCAAAGTTAGAATGTGTAATTCCATGTGGACATTCAAAATTCTCATCTTCAATATCAAAGGTTTTACAAATAGATTGCCTAAATTTCAGATTAGTTCTGCATGCTTTGCAGTGAGATCTGGATGTACAGTGTATTGATTCAAAAAAGTTCATTTAGAACACCGTTGATGTTAGACTATCAATAAGTTGACATAACTAAAGATCCGGTTCCGCCTGAGTATGATCCTAGTGTTGGACATCCTGTTGTGTTATCGGATGTGAACGTCGCGGTACATCCAGATCCCATTAAATCTAGAAGTACAACTGACCATACTCCGTCTTCGCATCCTAACATTGCTTGCACAAAAACGTCATTAAATCCTTCCCAAGAACATGGGCCGCCGTTCCCACACGCATAAGTCCCGTTAAGAATAGAACAGTCTCCTGTAAATCCACTAACCGTCGCGGTATACTCGAGATTGCATCCTACGCATTCATCTTCTGGACATGCTTGCGGCACAGGGCTTTCACAAGATTCACAATCTTCAAATGTATCTTCTACATCTTCAGCAGTATGATCTGGGACAGTATTAGACCCACCGACTAGTTGATAGCATATTCCATCAACTTTAATCACATTTGAACTTATTGATGTTGGGAGGAAGATTGAAGCCATTAATCAGAGTCCTCTATTGATTTAATTGCATACTGGCATATTTTTTCTAAGAAATTATCTTGATTAGATTTTGGAGTCAAGTGGTAACACCGAGTTATTATAATCATTAATTTTTTATATGAAATTGGATTCTGCAATAATTGATCAATATAAGATTTAGATACCGCCGGGTTTTTATCATACTGATCAAATTCTTGTACTGTGAAATTTAATAATTCATGACGATCCGGGATATTGTTACATATCATCCAAAGAAAATAAGTAATTACTTTATCATGGGTTTTGCATAATTCGTACATTGATTGCAATGAAGTATCAGAGAGATTTTGTTGTATAAACCAGTTATTTCCTGGTTCGCATGCATTTTCTAAAATCCAGTCATATATATTACTCATGATAGGCTCACACTTGGGGTACCTGGAGTACAAGCATTGAAGTCAAAAGTCCAAGAACTTGGGGGGCATCCTGTAGTATTTGGTGCAGTAAATGTAAGACTTGGACTTATTGTCCACGCTACGGAGATATACCATGCATCTGTTGAGCAATTAAGATTTGCAGTTCCGTCTCCTCCATTTCCACCCATCCAAAAGCATTTAAATCCGTCATTAGTTAGCGAATATGTTCCGTTCATTGCTGCACAATCCCCCGTGCATCCGCTAATTATTAATGTATATTCCGAAGCACATGTTGAACATTCTTCTGGACATCCTTGGGCTGCACTTCCTGAACTTGAAGAACTACTGCTACTAGAACTTGACGAACTTGAGCTGCTACTACTCGAAGAACTTGAACTGCTGCTACTTGAAGAACTTGATCTGCTGCTACTTGAAGAACTTGAACTGCTGCTACTTGAAG